GGTGGTTTAGGATTTTTCTCTGGACCAACTTCTGGTGGAGCAACAATTTCATACTCTCTTGGAGGAGGTGGAAATAAAGGTAGCCCAAGTACTGGTGGTAGTGCTGGAAATGCTGGGGGAGCATCAACAGTAGGAAACTTTACTGCAAATGGTGGTTCAGGAGGAGTAGCAGGTGGACCTGCTTTCCAACCAAACAGAGCAAACCAAGGTGCAGCGGGTACAGCTCCAGGTGGAATTTTATTACCTGAAGGAACAATGTTTGCAGGAGCAGCTGGCTTAGGCCCTGGTGTGAACTTTTCTGGTGCTAACAATGGTGGTCCAACTACAACTCCTAGTGATGTAGGTGGTGCTGGTGGAATATACTACTTTGATGATGGGAACGCATAATGGCTTACGCAATTACATTAAATAATAATTTATTAAGAATCGCAGCAAACGAGACTGAAGAAAATGAGTTAACTGCTTTAAATACAGATCATTCAGTAGTAGATATTAGTGATTCTGATTTTATAAAATTTAAACAAAATATAGATCTATTTACTATCGATGGAAGTACGATTACATTTTCTGATAATCCAGAGCCTGGAGAAATTGCAAATGCAGATGAATTGTATACAGTTTTAAGCTCAATCAATACATCTATTAAAAACTTTATTAAAAATGCAAACGCCAATACTCAGAGTAAAACTTTATATACTCAGTTTGTAAGCTATAGTAATTATTTAGATACTTTTGACACTTCAACTGTGACATACCCAATTATTAATTGGGAAAAATATTGTCAAGATAATGGAATTACTTATTTAAGTCTTTTACAACTTCCATAAATGTGTTAAACATTTTAGATGTTAGACAATCTAATTACTTTTTCAGCGAGTAAAGAATTTATAAGAAATAATCAAGATAATTTACCAATCCCTACAAAAACTAATATACCAGAATGGTATAAAAAACTTACACATAGTTACGAAAATCAGACTGTAAAAGGTTGTATGCCTTTTTTAGATACACTAACAACAGGGTATCTTTTAAAAATAGCCACCGATTATAAAATAAAACACAATGTTGAAATTGACGGAGAGAAAAAAGCTGGTTTTGATTCAGCTCAACAAATGATGAATAGCCTTGCTGAAAGAATAAATATTAATTATCAAGGTAAACCAGAATTTCATGGTACCGACCAACTAGCTGGAAGTCCTTTAGTAAGTAAGAATAAAAATTTAGCTTTTCATAAGATTTTAAATCCATGGATAATAACAACACCACCTGGATACTCTACTCTCTTTGTTCCACCTTTAAATAATACAGATACTCGTTTTTCAATTATTGCTGGTATAGTTGATACAGATACTTTTAAAAATGAAGTAAATTTTCCAATTGTGATTAATGGGGATAAGTATGAAATATTGGATACTATTATTGAAAGAGGGACTCCTTATGTTCAATGCATACCTTTTAAAAGAGAGAACTGGATAATGAAAATTAAACCCAAAAGTGACAAAAAATATCTAGAAGATAGATTCTTTATGATCAAACACATAGTACATAACTATAAAAAAATATTTTGGAAGAAAAAATCATGGAAGTAGATTTTGATTTACATAAATATATTACAGTTTTTAATGATGTTATTCCAAAAAAAACTTTAGATTCTTTTAAAAAGATATGTAAAAATTCTGATAAATTTACAGGGGCTACAATAATAGGTACTGACAAGCCTCTCCTTGATGAAGATGTAAGAAAAGTAGGTACTTGGGGTTTAAATAATATTAAGACAAATTCTTACACTGAAGTTTTATGGTGTAACTACTTAGTAAAACATTTAAAAACTTGCATAGTTAATTATAACTATTTTCATAATCTCAATAGTGAATTTATTATTGATGATATACAAGTTTTAAAGTATGGAAAAGGAGGACATTACAAATTTCATACCGACCATAACCCAAGAATTCCAAGACAATATAGTTGTATATTTATGGTTAATGATAATTACGAGGGGGGAGATTTATGTTTTAAGTATCCTAACTCAGAAAAAACTACAACAATTGAAAAGAAAGAAAATAGAATGATAATATGGCCTAGCAATTATTTATACCCTCACTGTGTTATGCCTGTGACTGAGGGAGAAAGGTATTCGGTAGTAGCATGGGCATTATAGGAAAAGATTTTACTTATAAAAAAATAAAAAATTTTTTATCTGAGGATGAGGTAAAATTATTAAGTAATTATTGTGAAATTAGGCATAGAACAAATATTACAAATTTTGATCAATCAAAAGAAATGGGGATACCAGATTCTAAGTTTTATGGAGATCTGGTTATGGAGTCTTTGATGCTTAAACAATTGCCACTTATGGAAAAAGAAACTGGTACAGAACTGTTACCAACTTATGCTTTTTGGAGATGCTATACGAAATTTTCTTCTTTATCAAATCACGTAGATAGACGTTCTTGTGAAATTAGTGTGACGTTAAATATTAATAGTGATAACACACCATGGCCAATATATATAAATGGAGAACCAATACATCTAGATAAAGGTGAAGCAGTAATATATCTTGGACGACAGCTGCCACATTATCGAGAAGAGTTTCAAGGAGACTTTTGTATACAAGCTTTCTTGCATTATGTAAATAAAAATGGTAAGAATGCAGATCGTTATTTAGACACAAGACCTTTTTGGGGTATGTCAGAGGATACTGCAAAAAGCATTGAATAGGAAAATTTATGAAAATTAATCAATTAAATGATAAATATGGTTCAGGAGAAATAGTATTTACTGACGAAGAGATCGAAATAATTAAGGAAAAGAAAAAAATATTATTACCCGCTGAATCTTTGAAACATTGTACTAATACGTTTGTTTCATTAGCAATAGAATGCAACAAAAAATTTGATAGTAAAACTTCTAAACTTACTAGTGAAATAGGTCAAAATATAGAAACTAAGTAGTCTTCTATTCTGTTATTCTGTTATATTTTGAGGTATAATACTTTTATGGCTTTAAATTTAATTAATATAAGACCAGGATTTAATAAACAAATTACAGATACTGCTGCTGAAGGGCAATACGTAGATGGAGATTTTGTAAGATTTCGTTATGGATTTCCTGAAAAAATAGGAGGATGGTCTTCGATTACTTCAGATACCTTAGCGGGTGCCGTAAGAGCACAACACCAATGGGCAGACTTAGATGGCCATAGATATGTAGCACTTGGCTCTCAGAAAGGATTATATATTTATTATGGAGGAGCGTATTACGATATTACTCCATTAGAGACAGCGCAAACGGGAGGAACGTTTGATACTACAAACACCTCGCCAACGGTCACCGTAAACCTAACAGGCCACAACATGATTGCAGGAGACTACTTTACTTTTACAAGTGTAACTCCACCAGTTGGTGCAGGATACACTGCAACTAATTTTACTGATCAAACTTTTGAAGTAACCAGTTCAACAATTAATACATTTACAATAACTATGGCAACTAATGCTGGAACTACTGTTGCAACGTCAGGTGCATGCACTATAAACAGATATGTTAAAATAGGTCCTATTGGACAAACATTTGGTTTTGGTTTTGGTACAGCATCTTATGGAGGAGCATCTGGACTTACTACAACTTTAAATGGAGCAATTAATAATATTGTTGCAACTATTACTTTAACTTCTACCGTAGGTTTTCCAACAACAGGAGTTATTAAAATAGATAATGAACTTATAAGTTATACAGGAATTTCAACAAATGATTTAACGGGATGCACAAGAGGGGTAAACGGAACTACAGCAGTTTCTCATTTAACTCTTTCGGGAGTAGAGTATTACACTGCATGGGGTGCAGCATCTTTATCTTCTTCTGTTAGACTAGATCCAGCTGATTGGGCTTTAGATAATTTTGGACAAATACTAACAGCTACTATATCAAGAGGAAGAACTTTTACTTGGCAACCTATAAGTAATAATAATAACGCTTTATCTGTTAGATGTACTCTTATGTCAGGAGCCCCTACTAAAACAACTGTTTCAGTTGTATCAGACACAGACAGACATTTTATACATCTAGGAACGGAAACAACAATTGGAGATACTTCAAGTTTTGATGCAATGTTAATAAGATTTTCTGATCAAGAAGACTTTACTGATTATCAACCAACTTCTGTCAATACAGCAGGTACTTTTAGAATAGACGATGGAACTGAAATTATAGGTGCTGTAAAAGCAAAAGATTATATGTTAGTTTTTACAGATACTGCAGCTTATACAATGCAATATGTTGGAGCACCTTTTACTTTTAGTATTAGAAAGGTAGGATCTAATTGTGGTTTAATGAGCTCACATGCTGTGTCTTTCGTAGATGGTGTTGTTTATTGGATGGATGACGCAGGTTCTTTTAACGCCTACAATGGAACAGTTGTTAAAATACCTTGTTCAGTAGAAGATTTTGTATTTAATACAGCTAACCCAGGAGATCTAGGTTTTAATTATGATGCTGGAAAAATAGTTTACGCTAGTCACAACTCATTATTTAATGAAATAAATTGGTTTTATCCTTCAAGTACATCTACTGAAATAGATAGATGTGTTACATATAATTATTCAGAAAAAGTTTGGTACACAAGTTCTTTAGATAGAACCTCTTATTATGATGCTCATTTATTTGATAAACCTTATGCTACTTCTTTTTACGATGCGGGAGTACCTACTTTCCCGATTATACAGGGAGTGACAAATACTTCTGGATCTGCTACATATTGGACACATGAGACGGGAGTGGATCAATTGGATAACGGAGTGACTACAGCAATTTCTTCTTACATTGAAACCGGAGATTTTATGATACACCTAGATGGTGACGGGGAATACTTTACAAAAGTTAGAAGATTTATACCTGATTTTCAAAGACTAGATGGAACTGCAACAGTTACAATTTTATTAAAAGACTACCCATCAGATACAGCGGCTAGTTCTTCTTTAGGACCTTTTTCTGTAACATCAAGTACTCAAAAAATAGACACTCGTGCTAGAGGAAGAGCGGCTAGTTTAAAAATAGCTAATTTATCTAGTGGAGAAACTTGGAGATACGGAACCTTTAGAGCAGACATACAACCTGATGGTAGAAGATAATGGCTAAAGTAACTAATTTTATTCCAGAACCTACTATGGATTATGATCCACAAAATCAACAACAACTTCTTCAGTCATTAGAGACAATGAAAAATCAATTGAATAGTTCTTTTCAAGAAGATTTAAAACAAGAATTAGAAAGGTTCACCTGGTTTAATGGCTAATATATATAAAAAAGTAAATACAGATTTAATAACTGGTACGGAACAAAGTGTTTATACAGTTCCTAGTAATTCAAGA